GGCGGCACCTTGGCGTCCTTCAGCACCTTGCGGGACTGGAGGACCAGGTCGTCGGTGGCGTCAATCTGCTGGGCGCCGATGTCCGCGTTGGTGGTGAAGTTGGTGTAGGCCTCGATGAAGCCGGCCGCCTCGATGGCCTCGGCGATGACGATCGCCGCGTCGCGGGCGTAGCCGCCGATGATGTCCTGGTTGGCGAAGGCCTTGGCGATGTCCTCGAAGACGAGCGACACCTCCTTGTGCTTCGACAGGGTCAGGGCCACGTAGGTGGCGGAGGGCGCCTGCAGCGTCACGGCCGAGTCGGCCGCCTTGTCGTTGGCGGTCAGGCCGCCGCGGAGCGGGACGTTGATGGTCTCGCCGAACTTCTGGAACTCCGGCTCCCAGTTGCGGTCGGCCGCGGTGGCCAGCTGGAGGTTCCCGGCGAGGGCGCCCAGGGCCTGATTGGCCACCTGGACGGGGGTGAGGGCTGCGACGGCGGTCTTGGTGACGTTGGCCACGGTGCTTCCTTTCGAGCGCTACGCGCTCATGCGCTCGAAGAGCGCGGGGGGTTGGCGCCGGCGACTACCGGCTCCGCTCCCAGGCCAGCCGGGCCTCGTGCTTGAGCTGGATCTCGCGCTTCCGCGTCTGCGGAGTCTGCGGATTCCCCATCTCCTGCCACTCCTGGCCGGAGACTTCGGGGGGCTCGTTCACGGGACCGGAGGCCGGGCGGGGAGCCGTCGGCGTCGGCGGTGTGACGACCTTCGCGCCGGTGCCGGCGCGGTAGGTCAGGACGGCGATTTCCTTGGTGCGCAGGTCGGCGTCGGCGGGGATGTGCTGGCGCACAGCGTCGGGCAGCGAGGCGAAGTCTGCGTCCACCTGGGACGCGCGCTGCGCCAGCTGCTCCTGCTGCGCCCGGTCGGCAGCGGTCTTGAACTCTCGAAGCGGCTCGAGCTCCAGCTTCAGTGCCTCGAGCTCCTTGGCCCGCTGCTCCGCCAGCTCCTTGTGCTGGCCCTTCTCCGCGAGGACGGCCTCCTCGGCCTTCTTCTTCTCCTCGGCGGCCACGCGCGCCTGGGTGCGGTACTTCGCCGCCTCCTTGCGCGCCCGCTCCAGCTCGGCCTTGAGGGCCGCCGGATCGTCGGTCGTGGTGGTCTTCGCCTTCGCCTGCTCTGCTGCAGCCGCGGCCGCCTGGGCCTGGGCTTCCGCCTCCTGGGCGGCCTGCTCTTCAGGGGTCATCGTGTGGTGCGCTCCTGGCGCGAGGGTGCCCGTCCCGGCGGCGCCTGGCCGTCGGTGCGGGGCTGGGGTGGTGAGGCGGTTCAGCTCAGCCGACGCAGCAGCAGGTGCAGCCGCAGGTCGGGCAGGTGCAGGCGCCGCAGATCGGGCAGCGCGCCGGCGCGTCCGTGCCGTCCGGCAGCTTCTTGGCCGGCACGGCGGGGGCGTAGAGGATGGCCAGCTGGCCGGCCGCGGCGAGCTCCCGGGCCGCGGCGATGGGGGCCGCAACGTCCTCGATGTCGGGGTCGGTCAGGATGTCCCTGACGGCGGCCGCCAGCGCTCGCCCCTCGGCCATGGCCACCCCGATCTCGGGGTAGATGGCCTCGAAGGCCTCGTCGTCGTCCGCGCAGCAGCAGGTGCCGCGCGCGCAGGCGGTGTCGGTGCCATCCATGGCGCACGGGGTGCTGCCGCAGCAGCCCTCGGGCGAGCCGCTTGGGCTGTAGACGGTGCCGCCGCAAAGCGCGTCCTGGATGGAGCCCTGGGGAACCTGGCCGGCGGTCTCGAAGAGCTGCTCGGCGGCCTCGTCCTCGAGCGCGTAGCCGCGCCCGAGGATCTTGGCCTCCTGGGGGTACTGCGAAGCGAAGGCGCCGATGCGCCAGGTCACGTCAGCCATGGGCGCCTCCCGCTCCTAGTAGTTCGACTCCCAGAGGAGCTCGACGGCGCCGGTGACGGCGGTCGAGTAGACGCCGGTGAGCGTGATGTCCACGGTCACCGCGGCGCCGCCGGCCGCGTTGGCGGTCCCGTCCACCTTGATGACGGGGCGGGTGGCGCCGGCGGGCTTGGTGATGGCCGGCGGGCCGCCGACGTTGCCGGTGTTCACGGCCTTGTTCGCGCCGTCGGTGAGGGCGATGACGGGGTCCGTGGAGCAGAGGGCGACGCCGTTGACCTTCGGGGTGGCCTTGACGTTGGTGCCGCCGACGCCGGCCGCGGCCTGCAGCAGGTTGACCTCCTTCAGCTTGGCGCCGCCGGCCGGGACCATGCCCATGACCTGGGCGGTGAGGTTGGCGGTGGTGGAGAAGGGGAGGACCTGCCGGATGTAGCGGAGCGGGCTCTTGCCGATGACGCCCGCGGGGGTGGAACCAGCCATGTTCGTGATCCTTTCGAGGGCGTCATTGCCCGGGGTGCTACGGCTTCGCGTCAGGCCCCGCCAGTGCGCGCCTTCCTGAGGGCGCCCGCGGAGGACATGCGCTGCAACGAGGCGTCCCTGACGGCCTCGATGACCTGCTTGATGGCGTCCCGGACCAGGAGCCGGCGGTCCGCCATGGAGAGGCCGAAGAAGTGACGGCGGGGGTTGTGCCCCTCGCCCCGGTCGTTCCAGGCCGCCTTCAGCGCGTTGGCGATCTGGACGTTCTGCTCCTTGAAGGTGTGGGTGGCGCCGGACTTCTTGTCGGTCGCCCAGACCGTCACCTTCGTCCTGCCCATCACGCCCTGGTTGACCGAGACCGTCCGGGTACGCCGGGCGAACTTCACCCGGGCCGAGCTGCCCGAGAACCCGATGACCGCCCGGGTCTGGTCCGACTGCAGGACCTTCATCGACCCGAGCATCGCGCCGCTCAGCAGCAGCGTGACCGGCTTGTCCTTCCTTCCCGACCTGACTCGCTGCGAGGCGTAGCCGGCCGAGTAGGGCTCGAAGGAGGTCCCGTCGACCGCCAGTCCGGCGCCGGTGCGCAGCTTGATGCGGCCGATGGCCAGGTTGGCCGCCCGCACCAGGATGGCCTCGCGCGCCGCCGGCGTGAGGTACTGGTCCAGCGTCGCGATGCGGACCTGAACTTCTGCGGAGGCCATGCCTACCCCCTAGGTACAGCGAGCCCCCGGGCCGCGACCGGCCAGACCGGGCGCGACTTGTCACCGGGACGTGGGCCGTGGAGTGGAGGCAGCCGATGACGCCCCCCGCGGTGGATGCAGCCCGCCGCGCCCCTTGTTGACGACCCTGCGACCCGGGCGCCCTGCGCCCCGCCCTATGCGGTGCGCTATGCTCTTCGGCCGTGTCCGCCCCGACCTGCCTCAGCTGCCGTCGCCCGCTCGAGCCCGTGGCCGATGACCTCGGCGACCTCGAGCTCCGCCTCGACGGCTCCGACCTGGTCGAGGTTGCCCGCGACATGCTGCGCGAGAAGCCCGACGAGGCGACCGCGGAGGCCATCTCCACGGTCCTGGCTGGCCTCTGCCGCGTTTGCGGCCGCCCCTACCCTGCCGCGGCCCGGTAGAGGCCGCCCAGGCCCCGGGAGAAGGCCTCCTGCGCCGGCCCGGCGGCCCCCTCCAGCAGGATGCGCCGCGCCAGGGGGCAGTCCGGCCCGATCGCGTCGGCGCCGCCCGCCCTGACCATGTCCTGCCCCTCCTCGAGGGTGATCGGCGCCAGGCTGTGCCGGCACCGGTAGCCCCCGAGGAAGCGGCTGGTGGGCTTCGGCTGGCTCGGTCCGGCGTCCATCTCGTCCAGGTCCTGGATCGTCACGATCTTCCCTACCAGGGGAGAGCAGAACGGCCGGGTGATGCCGTCGTCCGGCCCGGCGTAGACGAACAGGTCGATCCCGGACGCCTCCGCGTCCGTCTCTAGGGCGTCCCGGTGGAAGCCCATCAGCTGCGTCTGCGCCTCCACAACGGCCTGCTGCGTCGTCACCTCAGCGGCCAGCGCCAGCTCGTAGACCAGGTCGTCCACGGGGGCGTTGGTGGTGGCGCCCACGACCAGGATGTCCCGCAGCCTGGAGCCCGCCTCATCCCGCCGGAGGAGGAGCTGGTCAACCGCCCCCTCGGCGAAGGCCGCCATGGACCGCTGGGCGGCCCCCGACATGGACGTGCCCAGTCGGTCCTGCAGCTGCACCCCCGTGGCCTCCGCCACCGCCTCGAAGGTGTCGAGGAGGGTGTGGAGCGCGCCGTCGTAGCCCAGGCCGTCCAGGATGACCGAGTACTCGGCCTCCAGCTTCGCCGCGAGCTCCGCGTTCCAGCTGTCGCTGACGAGTCGACCCTCCTCGTCGAGGTGGGCCGTGTCCTTCAGGATCTGCTCGAGGTAGCCCCGGAGGCGCCCGACCACCAGCTCGAGGTCCTGCTTCAGCCTCTCGACCGCTCCCTGGGCGAGCTCGTCGACCAGGTCCGATGAGGCCATGGTCTACCCCCCGGGCAGCGTCCGGGTGTGGGTCGTCACCGTGA